GTTGGTGTTTGTCAAACGACTAGTCACCCGTCACCCGTCCAAACTGCCTAAAACGACAGATCAGCGCGCACCAGCTTGTCAGCCACTGTGCCCCTAAGAAAAGGAGCAGCGTAGCCAGGTTTCTGTGTCGACTTGCCGCGCTTCGTGACGACAACCCAATTATTCAAGTAGTCAATGCAACCATTGGCCACCTGAACGTAGGCGTGTACGAGTTCATCCATAGTGATGTCGTACACTTCCCCCAGAAAACCTGAAAACGCGTCTTCATCCAACGGCTCGACGCTAGTGATCAGCTCGCTGATCTTCTCAGCGGATAAGCCCCCCGTCTTGCGGTTAGTGTCCGCATCTAAATGCGGGCGGGGACTCATCTGCACACTCACACATCTAAGCAGCTCGCCAATGACCGGCACGTACCGATGTTCATACGCGGCAGATAAATACTTACCTGCCATGTACTCGCGATCTCCAACCGCCGCATTCTGGTTGCTGCGGAGGTTGATTTTGGACAGTACGCGTCCGAACTGCGGGACTCCTCGGGTCCGCCCAATTGTCCTCACGTAACGCTTACGATAAAACGTTGCGTGCTGCCGGGTGCGCGGAACGACGACTTCAGGCTGCATGCCCACAAGGGGCACAACCTTCTCAATCGCGGCCTTGAAGCCGTCCTGCTGCCCCTCCGGCACGATCCCGAGGTAATCATCACCTCCGTGGATGTTCACGCTTTGAGTGATGCCCGCCTCCTGGAGACAGGCAGACATCACTGCCATACCGACGTAACTGTTGCCAGTTGTGGTGTTGTTTCGACCCGACCACATCTGACCCTTAACAGTAGACGCGATGCCAAATCGCGTCCACACTTTTACCTCGGTATTCTTCGCGAACTCGCGAACAAACCACGCTGGTGCTCCCAACTTCGCATACATCATCGCCTCTGCCCGGCGAAAATGTGCGCTCTGCGACCCGTCATTGTTGCGCATGTCATTCTCAATGACCACACCTGGAGCTCCCTCAAGAATGTCCCCTATTTCCTCATTGTGCAGGCCACAGGCGTACAACATGACGTTACCTGTGTTGAGGGGGTTCTTCTTAGAGAAGATGTCACGCATCCGGCGATTGAGCTCGACGCATATGACACCTGCCAACGCATTGTGCATGTCAGTTTGCTGGTATATGACACGCGGCTGCGCTCCATGTTCCTTGAGAAGGACTTCTTGCTTCGCGAACACCATTGACCGTTCGCCCTCGTAGTTCAACTGCGGCCCTGAGACCGCGGCGAGAAGCCGTGCAGCTTTTTCCGGGGTGTACGACGAAACGTACGCCTCGAAATCTTCGCGAGTGATGACGATTGTCGGCATCACTGGCACCTTGCCCATGATGATGCGGTGACCCTCGTCAAACCGGCCCTGATCCGGCAGGACCGGCTTGTGGTCACACCGCTTCTTCATAGCGTGTGCAGTGGCTCCCTCGTCATTCTTCGGAACGACTACGGGGACTCCCCCCATCAGCATACCCTTGGCGACACCAACAGACGTGGTGTCATCTTTAACCCGGGTGACGTTGACGGTCGGGACGATGTTCGTGAACTTGACGTCCGAGTCGTAGCGCGCGAAGGTTCCGTTCTCCGGTCCCTCAGCGGCAACTCGACGTGCCGAGCCTGCATTGGCGGGCTTCGGTCCACGTTTAACCATGACGGGTCTCTGCGACCCAAATTGAATCTTGCGATTCATGTTTGTATAGACGAATAAAATAGATGAATATATG